TGGCTCATTGTCTTCAACAATAATTGCCTCATTAAGAATATCTTCGATAGCAGCATCAACTTCTGGGAAACCAGAGATTTCTCTGTATTTTCTTAGAAGATCATTTTCGTTATTAATGACAGCATCCATATTAATGGTCTGTGCATAATAACCTGCAGCTGTAGATACGAGTGTGGACCCATCATCAACTGAAGGTGATACCACCGATTCAATTGGCGATGAGTCCTTTTTACGTTTTATTTCAAAACCAAAAAATTGCATAAAATAACCTCACGAATTTACATCAGATTGATGTAGGAATATTAATGCCACCTATGTTAATATTCACGCCACCGCTGATTAATCTACCCTGAGTGCTTGTCTCAGATGTCCAGTAGTTATACTGGAATGTTACGGTAAATTCTTCAATCTGATTGTTTGTATCAAAATTTAATTCAATTGCTGAAACTTCAGTTGGATATGCATCAACAAATTTATATCTCTTTATTGGTGATCCATTTCTGTCAAGTTGAAATACATCCATATCAACCTGATACTCTGAAGGACGAATGCGACCAGTGTTATTTGCAACATCATTGATTCCATTCATCCAAGACTCAAATGCGTTACGTAAAGCAAAGTCATTATCGTTAATGATCGTTACTGTCCAAGGTGCGAAAGTTCTTTCACCAGCCATGTTAACCTGACGACCACGGAAGTTTACTGGTGTATTGTCAACTGTTGATGCTGGTAATTGAGCACCTTTACAAATAAACTGTCCCTTTGCGCTTAGTAAAGGACCACCAGCAACATAACCTGGAAATGCTAGTTGCACGAAAAACTGATTAGCACGAGCACCACCACCGATCAGATTGGCTTTAAATGCGTCTATATTTGCCATTTAATTTATCTCCTGTTTTTATCTATTTAGGATTAAGCACCAATCTCTTCAAAATTCACACTTGTTCTAGCAGCAATAAAGTTTAGAGTAATAAAGTTGATAGAACGAGCTGGCTTAATGAAGATATCTGCTACAAACTGGTTAGTGTCAATAATCTCTCCAGTATTATTTGTTTCATCGCAAATAACACGGAAATCATAGATACCACGACGACCTTGTACATCACGCAAAAATGGCTCAACTAGGTTTCTAAATTGAGCACGAGTAAATCCGTCATTAAATTCAAACAACTGGAATTTAGCAGCTGTAGAAATCGATTTTTCTAGAACAATGAATAGACGACGAACATTGATGCGATCGAATGCTGATGGCTTTGCCAACATTGTTTTGTCACCGAACAACACAGTTCCTTGTCCTGGGAATGTTGCGACTGGATTTATACCATTTTTGTAAAGTGTATCACGTTCAGTTTGACTTGGATTGTATGCTAATTTAACAACATTCTTAATGACACCACGATTATATCCACCTGGAGAGTACCATGGGTCAGCTGTAAAATCTGTACGAGCGCACAGACCAGCAATGTCGCCATTCAATGGAACATACAAATATTTGTCGTTGTATTTGTCATACATATATTTGTAACCACTATCCATTGTTGCATATGATGTTGATGTATTTACAGAGTTAGAAGCTGCTGTTCTGTAGTCAATTAAACCTGTAAAATCGCTTGATTTTGTAACAATTGTTAACGCACTTCCACTGTCTTTTACAGCAGAAACAAAAACTAAACAATCTTTACGAACTTCAGCAACATTAGAGATTACATATTTTGCTACAACTGACTCAACTTCGCCAAGTGCAATCAAACCAACATCAATATTTTCAGTATTGGCAAATAATCCAAACGCTGTTTGTAAACCCGATTTAACTGCTGCTGTATGAGCATTGTCTGAGATTGTATAACCATCAGCACCTTTACCTGTTGACTGAAGAGCCAATGCGCCAGTTGCTTGTGTAAGGTTGTATCCCATATTTACTGTATATGCACGCTTATGTGTAATAAACACAGTGTTAGCACCCATACCATTTGTTGCAACATTCACACCATAAGCAGCTGCTGATGCAGTATTTAAATCTGCAGAACTATAAACACCTGCTGTTGCTGCGATTGTGTCATCAATATCTTTTAGAACCCAGATATAATCAGAGCTTCTATTGATAACTGTTTTGTAATAATTTGCTGTTCCATCTGTTAAAACTGCATCTGCTGCTTTTGAAACAGCTGTAAATTTTTCTAGGACAGCACCCTGAACACCACCGAATTGACCAAGACGATCAACCACAACAATGTGCATTTCATCTTTTGCAGACGCTAAACCTTGTGATGTTAGATATGTTGATGTTCCTGGAGCAGAAACGAATTCATCGTAGTACTCCCAGCGGAATGTGATAGAAACAATTCCAGAAGCAATTGCTGGACTACTTGTTAATGTAGCTGCAGTAGCAGAAGTAATACTTGCGATAGTTGAAGTTCCAAGCAATGTACCAGTGCCTGCTGCAGCAGACCAGAACAATACTTCAGATCCAACAACAGCTTGAGTAGTGATAGCACCACCAGTAATTGACAATGCTGTGGTTGTTTGAGCAGCAGCGATAGTACCTGTAGCAGTTACGTTAAATGAATCTTGATCACATAAAGAAACTTTTAATGTGTTTCCCAATGATCCAGGATATTTGGCTGCAAATGACACATTTGTAGTTGTGTAACTTGAAAAATTAGTTAGATAATCATCTGAACTTTTTATGACCAACGCAGCAACGTCTTCAGACAATGCATTTTTAGCGTCAGAGATTGCTGTTGTTGTTGGAACAGCACGAACAACAACCATGTTGTTTGAGTAAGATAAAAAATTAGATGCAGTGTAGAAAGAACGAGCAATAAAGTCGCTTACACCAACTGGTTTTCCAAATGTGTTTGCTAATTCACCTTCATTTGCGATTGTAATAGGTGTTTCAACTGGACCCCAGCGGAAAAAACCTGCTGTTGCACCGATTGAAGCTGCAATTTGAGGAATTACGAGAGAAAGATCTTTCTCTACTACGGCAACTCCTGGAGAAACTTGAAATGGCATGGCTATGTCTCCTTGATACGATTATACGTTGTTATTAACAACCTGAGTTTCATCCTATTATTTAGTATTTTAGTATTTTCAGAAATTTTGGACAACATTTTCTGGTATTCCATCGTCTATAAAACCAAAGGGTGTTAGTTCTTCTTCAATTTGTTTCATCTTGTTTTGATACATTAGTTGACGCATATTTACATCATTCAAGTCTTTAAAATACGACTGGGCAGTTAACCAAGAAAATAAAACTAGTGTCATAACTAAATCGTCGTTGTAACCATCATCTGCCTCATACGAACCTCTTACCTCAATAAATGTTGACATTTCTGAAATAATATCAATGTCCTGAATGAGAAGTTTTTTCTCTTCAACCAATGCTTTAAAATTCTGGCATCCAGTGCGCTTTACCTTTTTATCAGTATGCACACCGAACTGCGTTTTGCCACCACCGAAACCACCAGAAACAACCTGCCCATCCATAGTCCTATTTACGAAAATCAAATTCTCATACTGTAGTTCTTCATGTAAAATATATGGAACCTGCTCGCTAGAATTTAATTCAACAAGAACGTAAGCATCATTATAGTCTTTACCAACTTTAGCAATTACGTTTGGATATAACAATGGACTTATCTTATTGTCTCTATATTTAGCGACTACTTTGTATGGCGCTTCTGTAATGTCAATAACTGTAAATTTTGGCGCCTCAATAACATCTAACCCATCTTTTCTGTATAGATATGTAGCTGGTGACATTTGAGCAATAATATCAGCAGCAATAAGTGTTAGCGATGAACCAAGGAATTTACACAAAACCTCTTGGTTGTATTTAAGTTCGCCAAGTGTTGCTTTCTGTTCAGCTGCCCATTTTTCATCACGTCCAGGGATTTTCCAATATGGCACAAACAATGGAATAAAATCATTACGATTATTTTCCGCATCATTCCAAAATTTCCAGAAATGATTATATCCTAATGGTGTTGATGTTATTAGAATTTTGGTAGTTTTACCAGCAGAAATAGTTGGGTATACTGATGTAAAAAATTCTTCTGCGATATTGTTTGGAATAATCGCAGCTTCGTCAATGTATAGTAGGTTAACGGACTTGGAACGAATACCAGATTTTGTTGTAGCAGCAGTAAAAACTTTACTTCCATTTTCTAACTCTATATCACCTTTGTTCCAAGTTTTTACGCCCTGCTGCATCCAGATTGGAATATTTTCATACATTAGTTGGTAGCGTGATAATATTTCTCTAGCAGTTGTTGCTTTGTTTGCTAAGATTGCTACTGTTTTGCTTTGATTGAAAATGGTGTACCAGAGAATATATGCTGCAGCAGTTGTTGTTTTGCCCTGCTGGCGACCCTCCATAAGAATGACTTTGCGATTCTCATGAATTACTTTTATTTTTTCTTTTTGACAATCATAAAGTTTAAAGAGTTGTAAACCAGAGTCAAGAGTAACAATGTAGCAATAATTATCAATAAAATATATTGGATCCTGAGAGCATTTAATGTATTCTTGTATCTGTTCTTGCGTATACTGAATCTCTACGCCAACTGTTTTTAGGTTTACATTTGCATTGTAATTTTCAGATAACTTAGGCATTGTCGAAATCAAAATCCCACTCATCAGTTACGAGTGGTAATGGGTTTGTGTCTATCGTTGTTGATGAAGCAACAGCTGCTGTATATGTTTCAACATTTTTAACTACTGTTTCTCCAGTTGATGGTGCTACAGTTTCTTCTTTAATTCTAGCAATCGAAGAACGAATAACAGCAGATTCTTGTACAGGTCCGAACATTTGCGTTTTCATTGTAAACTGTAAAGTATAAAGCACAGTTCTTTTAATCTCGAACTGACCATCATATTCATCATTTAATGAAATCGAATTTAATATGGTTGGTACATCAAAAGAATAACCCATATCTGGATTTAAATTTACAGTAAGATTGTATGATGGAGTAAAAAATGGCAATGTTTGTTCTAATATCTGTAGAGCATCTTCTTGTGTTTTAGATATTATGTACAGTGTTATACCTAGATTATAAGGAATGGGCGCAAACTGCCTTCTTTGCTTTGTTCTGTCTTGTGGGTTTTCGACAACAAGTTCAGCAAGAGAGTTTAATTTTCTTTGAGTATCAAACTGAAAATCATTTATCTCAAAAGACATTCTTGGTAAAACAATTTCAACTGGTTTATCAAGATTTGGATCAGTTTCGCTTCGAACTAACCATTTCTCTTTTGG